AAATTAGACTCTGATGACATTAGAGTAAAATCTTTAAAAAATAAAGAAAGTTTTTATAAGTGGTGTTATGATTTCATTCATAATGATGAACCATTGAAAGTATATTTTAGACAGAGGTTAGCATATAATAAACAGTCACAACATGATAAAGTTATTTCAAAAGTTGAACCAAAATATATAGATGATTCTATCGTTCATATATCTAATAATTCTAGGTATATAAAAAATATAAATTTACCAAGTATTATGGATTGTAAAAGCTATAAGGGTGAAAGTATAAAAACCATTTATAAAGATTCTATTGAAACTGGTGTTATACATTGGTGTTTTACAGTGCCTTCTGTTTTTAAAGATTCGATTGGTGGAAGTTCTAAGGATGGTTCTTTTAATACATTTGTAGTAACATTGAAAACTGGTGCTGGTCAAATGTCGATTTTTAGTCCAGTAATTTATAAACTGTTATTGGATAAGACAAATGAATATTTAAACAATGATAACCGTAAAATACTTATCCCATCTGCTTCGTGGGGTACACCTGTTATAGCTACTTTAAATGAAGAAAAATATTCAGATATTCATATAGTTGATGTACAGCAAGAAGTTTTAAGTGTTTGTGAAAATATTTTTAATGATTATGTATATACACCTTTTCGTAATTTAGCTGGTGTTAAAAAACCATATAACTTAAAAACATTTTGTGTACCGTCTGAAAGAATGACCGAGGTTATCGACAAGGATTATGATACAGTATTTTTTTGTCCTCCGTATTATGATTTAGAATTGTATGGTGGGAGTGAGTTACAATCAACCACTTTATATCAAACGTATGAGGATTGGCTTAATGTATATTGGAGAAAAACAGTCAATGAATGTGATAGCGTTTTAAAATCAGGTGGATTATTTTGTTTTGTAATGGGTCTTGAATGTAGAAAACACAAGATAGGATTTGATATGAAAACAATAGCTGAAGAAAAATTTACCTTGAAGAAGGAAATAAAGATATTGCCCCCTATTGAATCAACTAGGGATAGCAATAAAATTGAAAAGTATGAAATATGTTATATTATGAAAAAGGAGATAGATTATGGCAGTTAAAATACACAGGTTTGAAGAGTCTTTGAAGAAGGAAAAGGGACACCAAAAAACTGGTGAAGAGATGATAAATGGTCTTAACGAACACATGGAAAAGAAAGGAAAGAATGTACGATTTTCAATTAAAGAACGATACGATAATTTTGAAAAATACAAGAAACAACAGCTAGAAGGACAGGATGTGTCTATTGTTATGACTAACAATGAAACTGGTGATGAGAAAGATATTACAGCAGATTTTAAATATCGTTTTCCTAATTGGGAAGGACGGAGTTATAATGATTTTCTTGCGGAAATTATAAGTGTTGATATAAGTAATAAGCCAGGATGGGCAGTAGATAAAAGTAAAACAAATGATTTGATTCTTTATGGGATTACAGGAAAAAGAAAAGGTATTCTTGTTCATAGAGAAGACTTAAATCTAGCATTTGAAAATAACTTGTTTTTTAATGCACCAGTAAAATATGCTCAGAATGAAGGTTATAAGACTCATAATGTAGTTATTACAATACCAGAGTTAAAGAAGTGTTGTCCAACTACAATAGTATTTGATTATTAAGTGAAAGGAGATAAATAATGGCAGTAAATAGTTTAGTTAAACAGTTAATAAAGGAGAGTAACAATGATATGGCGTCGGCTGTATCCTCTGGGATTCTTGGTGATTGCAATACTTTTTTGGATACGGGGTCTTTTTCTTTAAATGCTCTGTTGTCGGGTTCTATGTATGGTGGTGTTCCATCAAACAAGATTACCTGTCTAGCAGGTTCGGAGTCCGTAGGTAAAACATTTTTTGCATTAAGTATTGCCAAGAATTTCTTGGATACTAATAAAGATAGTATTATTTTGTATTTTGAAAGTGAAGGTGCATTGACTACTGATATGATTACTGATAGAGATATAGATACTGATAGGTTTGCTATTTTTCCAGTAGCTACAGTTGAAGAGTTTAGAACTCAATGTGTAAAAGTAATTGAAGGAATTCCTAAAGAAACTAAGGTTATGATTTTCTTAGATTCACTTGGAAATCTTTCTACATTAAAAGAGATGGGTGATGTTGCTAGTGGTTCTGATAAAAGAGACATGACAAGAGCTCCTGTTATCAGGGGAACTTTTAGAACACTTGCACTGAAACTATCTGTAAAAAATATTCCACTTATCATTACCAATCATACCTATGATAAAGTCGGGAGTATGTTCCCGTCAAAGGAGATTTCTGGTGGTGGTGGAATCAAGTATGCAGCTTCAGTTATTGTTACGTTGGGTAAACGTAAAGTTAAAGATGGTACTGAGGTTATGGGAAATATTATCAAGTGCAAACTGGTTAAAGGACGTTTCACTAAGGAAGAGTCAGTCATTGAAACGATGCTTGATTATCAAACTGGTTTGGATAAATATTTTGGTTTGGTTGCTATTGCTGAGAAATATAATATTTTCAAAAAGGTATCTACAAGATTTGAAATGCCGGATGGATCAAAAGCCTTTGAGAAAACAATAGTGAATAATCCAGAAAAATACTTTACTGAAGATATAATGAAACAGCTTGAAAAAGCAGTTTTCGAGGAATTTAATTATGGGAGCAGGAAGGAAGAAAAGAATGAAGTTAATGAAGAGTAATTGTTTGAATGTCTTGTGGTTGTTAATAGGTGCTATCGTCATTGGCGGTACTTACTTGTTATCATACCACGGTGTTGATGAAGCAGTGGTAAGTGAATCTAAAACTTTTTTTGAATTTGTGAGGACGGTATTAAAATGATGGTAGCAAGTAACAATGAAACATATAGGGCATGGTCTGTTTATAGAGCATTGTATTTACATTTTACTGGTTCGTATGATTATCATACTTATGGTGGTAAGTCTGCTAAACTGATAAGTGTTCCAGCAATGGAAAAACATCTTGCAAAGTATGAAGCTCATGGTAATTTTTCAAGTCAGAGAATGGTGTTCCAAAAACTCGGTGAGCAATTTGATGATAAAGAAGATTTGACATTTTTTTATCTTTCACAATTCACTAATGGTTTTAGGTATCCATCGGTATTTGACAGTGATATATACGATGCATACAAAGACAGGATGAATAATTTTGATTTTTATTTTAAAGAAGATATACAACAAATAAAAAAATACTTGGATAAGTTTGAAGCTGACTTTGATGACATCTTCAAAATTGTCGGAATCAATCATCCAGTAATTTTAAAGATGGTTTTATCTAAAACTATTTCAATGGAAACATTTACTGTACTGGATATTATTCTAGGCTTTGTAAATGATATTGATAAAATTCTGGATGATCCACTATGGAGTGACCAGAGTATGTTGGTAAAAAATTACAAACCTTTTTTATCAATTGATGTATCAAAACAAAAGAAAATAATAATGGATGTATTGGTGAAAGGGTAGTATGAGAACTGAAACTTTGATTTTAGAAAATCTAATATATAATGATAATTATTCTAGCATAGTTGGAACATTCCTGAAGCCAGAGTATTTTAAAGAGAACGCAGATAAACAAGTTTTCATTGAAATACAAAATCACATAACCGAGTATAACTCACCTCCGTCTATAGAGGTTCTATCTGTTAAGTTGAATAACAGAGAAGATTTAAATGAAACTGCATTTAAAAATTGTGAAGTGCTTCTTAAAACTCTAAAAGCAAAAACTGATGACGAGCAATGGTTGACTGAGGAAACCGAGAGGTGGGCAAAGAACCAAGCTGTATACAATGGTATTGTCCAGAGTATATCTATCCTAGAGGGTAAGGACAAAGTTCTGTCCAAGGATGCTATACCAGAAATCCTTACAGAAGCATTAGCAATTTCATTAGACAAAAGTATTGGTCATAACTATTTAGAGAATGGTGAAGACCGTTGGGAATTCTATCACAAGAAAGAATCCAAAATTCCTTTTGACATGGTGATGCTTGACAAGATTACAAACGGTGGAATAGCACCAAAAACTCTTACAGTATTACTAGGTGGTACTGGTGTCGGTAAGACATTGGTGAAAACTCATTTGGCTAGTCAGTACATAAAACAGGGAATGAATGTTTTATATATTACTATGGAAATGTCAGAGGAGAGAATAGCTGAGAGAGTTGATGCAAATCTACTTGACATGGATATTGGTGATTTACATATGTTGTCGAAAGATGATTTCAAGAAACGACTTGATAAGTTGAAAATTGGGGAGTTGGTTGTCAAAGAGTATCCAACAGCCGGAGCACACGTTGGAAACTTTCGTGCATTGCTTAGGGAACTGAAAATTAAGAAAAACTTTACACCACAAGTTATCATTCTTGACTATCTGAATATTTGTTCTTCCAGTAGAGTCAAGTGGGCAGCAAATATGAATACTTATATCTATATCAAATCCATTGCTGAGGAAGTCAGGGGTTTGGCAGTAGAGTGTAATGTTCCAGTTATCACCAGTTCTCAATTGAATCGGGAAGGGTACTCAAGTTCTGATCCTGATTTGTCTAATACGTCTGAGAGTTTTGGTTTACCTGCAACAGCAGATTTGATGATGGCAATCATTGCAAAGGATGACGATACTGGAACTAATAATCAGATACTTTTTAAACAACTGAAAAATAGATACAGTGATATTTCTATCAATTCTAAGTTTCTGGTGAATGTAGTTAAGAAGAAAATGAAGCTGTATGATATTGACGAAGATGCTCAACCAGTATTAGCAAATGATGGTAGTAACAGATTCCATGAGAAAAAGTCAGAAGCTAATACCTCAGCAAATCCTGTCACCTTTGCTACCAAACCAGAAAAAAGACCCAATTTACATACCACTGGTAAACAGTACGAAGATTGGAAGATTTAAGATATTATAAATAGGTATATAACCTAACAAGGAGCATATATGCAAGACCTAACTATTTCAGAAGGCTGGTTTAACAGTGAGAAGGCAGAACAACCTGTAATGAAAAAGTTATGCGAACATAGAGCAAATACAACTACCCTAGATTATGATGTAGGCATTGAATATTGTAATTTTTGTGGTGCTTTGGGACATTATAGTGTAGATAAAGACCTAGTTGAGTGGAAATTACCAGAATTTCTGGTAAAACAGAATTATAATTGATAAATTATATAAAAAGTATTATAAATATAGAATGTAACTATATAAGAGAGAGGATAATGTCATGGCATCAGTTTTTAGAACATTCTTAGAGAAATTAGGTAATTCCACAGCAGCACAATTTGTTGGACGAAAAGGTG